AACTGCAATGCGAACCACCTTGTCACGCTTTCGCAAAATAGAGCCCTCACGAAGCGTATCTCCGATGGCAACGGTGTAAGCTACCGGAATTATCATCGAGTCAATCTGAAGCCTTCCTACGCGGTTTATCGTGCCGCCTATCGATAGCCATTTACCTTCACGCCCGAATGATCTTGGCAGGCGCAAGTGCGGAAAGCTATCGATGTACACCGTGTCACCAAGTTCAAACTCGGTTTGTATCACTGTCTTGGTTCTGTATTGCACGGCTTGGCTTGCTTTCATCTCAAGCTTGCTGTTGATCTTCTCAAGCTCGGCATATTTGCGCTCGCTACTCACAATGGTCTGCGACTGGCTGTAAATCTTGGCCGAGTCTTGAGCAATGCGCATGGTAAATTCATTATTGGCATTGCCAAGCCGCTCCAGTTCATTCTCAGTTGAGGCCAAACTTCCGCAAGTCCTGATCAGCATTAAGGCAAGGACAATCATAATTGTCACAAAAGTAAGTGTGCGTGTGTTAGATTGTTCCATTGCTTACAAATTGCATAACTTCGTTAAATCGCACCATGTAAAGGTCCTTGTTTCGCAAGTTTGAAAGCAGTATCTGGCTCGCAACTTTCAGCGGCATGGCCCTTTCTAAGATATAAATCGCAAGCACCTTTACAAGCCGCTCGTCACATTCATCATCAGTACTTGGTAAATAGGTGTGTGCTTCATTCATATTTTACAATTGTCTTGTTGCTTTCTTAACTAGTAGCCTGATCACTTCGTCAAGCTTCTGCACGCTGTCTGCTATCATCTCCATAATCCCTTTGCGCTCTTCCTCTGTGATCTCTTTGTGCTCCATTATCATCTGCACCAAGCCACCAATTGAAGTCAATGGCTGGCGAAGCTCATGGCTTAACATGAAGCGAAACTCTTCCAGAAGGATCTTCTGCCGCTCATGTTCATGCGAGCTGATAGATGTCACATCGACCAACTGGATACCAATCATGTGAATGCTGTTCATAATGCAGTAAACATTCCACATGTTGTAACGCTCAGATGACATCTTTTGGCGTGTCCTTGAATAGACTCTTATCGGATCCGGTGATTTCTTTTGCGACTTTCTAATCGCAGTAAGCATCTCATCACGATCACTGTCATTGGCTGCAATGTCCAATATATTGCCCGGCTTTATGTGGCTTACGTATTCGCGAAACAAATCGTTTGAGGTGACAATGTTACCATCCCTGTCGGTAATCACATAGAAGAGGTCGATGCTCGCCTCGAGGATGTGCAGTGATGCCATAAGACAAAGATAAGGCTTATGCTCTTAGCTCGCTTCTCAGATCGTTAAATAAATTGATCCAAGCAGCACCGCAACCCATCAAATATTTGGCAGACATCCACAGGGCGAAGCTAAAAACAACACCATTCAGGAGTATATCGTAATTCATAGGCTCTTCAATATCTTGCGTGTTTCTTACAGGCTGAGGTTTGAGAATGTAGGCTGTTGGCTGTGGGTATATTGACAAATCGCACGGTTCAATGGTATCAAAGGCGGTAAGTTCACGCACTGGCTTTGGCTGTGCCATGACAAACTCAAAGCTTTCGCGGTTAGCTTGCTGAAAGCTTGTGTCAGAATTTGCAAACTCCCAGTTCATAGTGTCTACATTCACCTTATTGTGGCGTGGAATCTTGACGGTATCTCTACGAATCTGCTGCATCGTCTTTGGCTTTTGGAATGTACCCTGCTGCGATTAGCGTTGCCACAATTGCCGCAAGGGTTTCGGTTGAAATGACTTTGAAGATAAGTAAAAATATACTGACTAATATCATAAGACTCCCAATTGTGCTACGCCAATGCTTAACAATGATGTCAATGATTCTCCTCGGTTTAGTAGCACTTTTTCGCATGAGTTAAAATACGCGAAAGCATTGCAAGCGTTGGGGCAATTGCGCCCTAAACTTTACAAAGTGAGAAATACAAATTAGCCTCTTCGCGCCTGCGATTGGTTAGCCCTGCAATCACCTTGCCGCCTGCCTTGTTCCAGCGAAGAAACTCATCCAATATGCTTGGGTCGGCATGGTTCGCTTTGGCTTTCTTGAGCAGCGTGGATTTAATCAGCGCACCCGTGCCGACATTATAGGCGAACGAAACCAACGCATCGAACTGGCATTGGTTAATATTCGGAAGGTGCTTATTTACCGCCGCTTCGAATGGCTCAAGCGTAGCAAGTAGCAATTGCGTTGCCTGCTTTTCGCTTGTGAGCTTTTCGCCTAAAATTACTTTCTTGCCGTTCGGGTAGCGTGTCGAGCCGTAGCCAATTGTTGGCACACCAGCAGGGCATATGTAACTTGTGAGCCTCAAGCCCTCGTATTTCTTAATCAAATTAAGCCCGAGAATTGAGGTGCTGCGCATTATGGAATTACTACTTTAATGGTGTCGTCTGACTGGTCATGGTATAGGTAGTAATCTCCAGCATGTGCACCAAGCGCAACCGTTATAGCAGCGGCGGCGGCTGTGGCATCTGCATAAGATGGCAAGTTCTGCGCACCGATAACAAACATATTGTTTAGTGTATTGCTATTAGCAGCATCTTCACCTATCGCAGTTACATAATCGCCTGTGTTTTGGTTAGCAGCAGTAAAACCTAATCCGATTACATTATTACCTGTATTTTGACCGCCTGTAAGCTCGCCTAAAAAAATCCCATTACTACCCGTGTTTTGGTCGCCTGCACTAACTCCAATAGAAATAGTATTTGAAGATGTATCATCTATGCCTGCACCAGTGCCTATCGCAACTAAACTAGTAGCACTTGTATTTGCGCCTGACCCAGTTCCTAACGCAATCAAATCATTACCAGTTGCAGCATCGCCTGTATTTCTTCCAATTGCGATAGTATTACCCCCGCTTGGTGGCGTTGTTAAACTTGTAGCAACTACAAAATCATTATCTGTTCCAATTATAACAGTTGCCGAGTTCACAACATTGCCATTGTCATAGGCTGTTTGCAGATTCACAATATTGCCTACCTCAATTTGCTTGCTGGTATTGCTGCTTGTGTCAACAATGTACATTACATCATCGCTCGCTGCCGTGCCTAATGTGGTTAAATCGGTTACTTTAACGCCTGCCATATTTAGTGCTTTTAGTTGTAAACTCGAATTTCAATTGGGGTTCTTAATAATATATCATCAGAATAAGTTTCTGAAACCATGTCATAAGTGGAGAAATAAAATATATTTTGATTTTCAAATAAATTTGTATAAACAGTTATTAATCCATTTGCATAAACACTACTTGATAAAGAATTTGGCATTATAACAACAGTTTTATCAGTAAAAATTTCGCTACTTGCAAAACAATTATAACTACCACTTCCATCTCTTGCATATGAAATTGTAGCACCCAAAGTATTTTCTAATTCAATTGCAGTTGGTGCATTATCATCAACTTGAGTTAATAATGCAGTATAAACCTTGTATCCTAAAAAATCTTCAACAGCAATCTGCTTCGATAAGTTATCGCTTGTGTCAACAATGTATAACACATCTGCTGGGGCTACCGTTGCCAATACTGGTAAATCGGTTACTTTAACGCCTGCCATAGTGAGTGCTTTAGGTTTTTACAAAGGTAGTGTTTCTTTTGGAATATATTCAATCTTTGGCAATTGCTTAACCCAGTCGATTGTCGTGCTGCTCACTTCCTCGCTGCTGATTATCCAATTATTGTTTGCATCCTGTATGGGGTTAAAGGTCATGTCTGCGACATATTGAACACCTTGCAACTGCTCGGCTTGTTCGGGTGTGAGTTGATAAACTTCTATCATACTTGGCGGCTTAACGATGTTTGGAAGGTTTGAATTGTATTGTAAAAATTAACTGCTTCGGCATCCGTAAAGCCTGAGCCGATTGATGCAAAGGCGCATTGCTTTCGTGAGAAATACAAATTTGAAAACTGATTAAAAGCAGCAAGTGAATAGTTTAAACTTGTCATCGTAACCGAGGCGGTTGAACCATTTGCAATCTTGCTTGAATTTTTCCATCCATTAATGACATTAGATGCCGTTCTGTTTGCCATGTAGAAAGCCCTTGAATCACTATCTAAAGCAGTTATGTAAGCACCTCCTGAATTGATTCGATAGTAAGTAGTTCCTGATGTTCTAATTTCAAGAACTGTACCTCCTGTGCCATCTGCTGAACCAAATTCAACCTCGATGCCGTTTGAATTTGTGCGAGAATAATAACTTACATGATGCGAGTTTTGAATACCAAATGCCGCTGGATTGTAGAAAGTATTCGCAAAAGCATTTGTGCCATTTGGTAAGGCACCATTAGAAGAATGAGTCCAACCCCCCGAAAAGCTAAGTCTAAAAGCTGCATTTGTGTTAGCTGGATTTTTTAGATTGTATTGATGGGTTGTCGCAGTACCGCCAACAAAAGGATAGATTGCTTGACATTTCGCCCAAGTTCCGTTCGCCTTCATCGAAGTTACAAGCGTGCAAATAGCCGATACAATTGTAACGTTTGTAATGCCTGTCGCAGTTAAGAAAGCATTGGCATCTGCATCAGGGCAGGCTTGTGCGTACCAATAAGGATTAATAATAAAGCTCATGCGTAAGTGCCAATTAACATTACTTTCAATCCTGTTGCCGTGCCGTTTCCTATTTGGTCAATGTCGATTGTGATTTCGGCATCATCGGCTAAAGCGGTGTCGCTTATGACTGGCGGCGTTGCTGCCGTGCTGCTTGTCTTTTCGGTATTGTCAATCGTTAGCTTAGTGCTTAGTATTGACGTGCCGCCCTCGTTAATATCAACCGTGAAAATATTGCCACTTGCTTGCGCGGTTGTGAGCGATGCACGCACGGATGTGAGTGTTACAGCTCGCGGCATCCTAAATGTAATCTTTGCCGTGCCAGCCGTTAGTGCTGTTGTTTCATCTGATGCGGCAACTACCAACTCAAAAGGCAATGAAGCGAGCGAGCCATCGCCTCTCAAGTATTGCGAAGTCGTGCCGCTTGGCGTGTTGAACTTGCCGTTGAATGTAGTCCAATCGGTTGTGCTTAGTGCACCTCTGTTGGTTGCGCTTGCAGTTGGTAGGTTGAACGTGTGCGATGTGCCTGATGACACAACTGCAAAGTCTGTTCCTGTTGTCCCTGTGCCTATGGTTTGCACAGCACCTGTGAGTGAGTTGATGGCTGTGATGCCTGTACCTGCCATGATGCCCGCCTGTTGTGTTACGGTCAATATAGATGATGGAACACCTGGATGTGGAGCTACTGGTCCTTCGGCGAATATGATTGCATTGTTGTTGGTTGTTGACCACATCAATTGCACATAATCCCCTCCAGCTAAGTCAATCAAATAGTTCCATGCCGCAACAATAGGTGAAGCATTTGCGCTGCCTGTAAGCACTACCTTTCCTGCTGTATCTGGTATGTCAACACCATTTTTTCGCAACCAAATGTCAATTATAAAGTTCCCAGAACCGCCTGTTTTTTCAAGTTGCAAAGAGAATTGGACGTTATAGATTCCC